GAGCTGCGTCTTTTGCTCCTGCTGTGCCACCGGCTGTGTAGATGTCCTTTAGAACATTTGTAGCCTTAGCGTTGCTCATTGAGATGTTGCTCTTAACAGCGCCTTGTGCAACTGCTTTCATGTGAGCTACATCTTCAAGCGGTTTTGGAACTGCTCTAAGTGCTTGAGCGATTGCTGCGCCCACTCCAACAATTCCGGCTGCAAGTGCAACGCCCATTGCCTTAGTGTGTTTCTTTGACACTGCTTCTACCTCTGGGTAGCTTGGCAGTTCGTGAACCTGTCGCTTAGAAATTATTGCGCCCTTGTTTAATGACCCTGTCTTGTATGGGTCAGAACCTAAGTAAGTTGCTTGAACAACAGTCGTTCCGCTAACTCTGCTCATTCCATCTATTCTAAAAGATGAATTAGATCCAAGCAATAATTCGTTTTCTTTTCCTGTTATGGAAATGGCGTGCGAACCTGATGAAACATTTATTTCCATCATTACGCTATTTTTGCCTCTATCCGCAAAACCTTGAGCTATATCTTTGCTTTCGGATGTAGATACAAATGCAGGGTCGGTAAATGTTCCACCAATTTCTGTGTTTTTAATATCAGTAGCAACATTGCCTGAAACACCTCTATAAACAGTTGAATCACCGTTTGTGGTATTTGAGTCAATAGCAGATTGAATTAAAGATGCTTGTTGCCCTGCTTCAATCATTGAAGGATTATTTGTTCCACTTAAATCTGAACCTACAGGATAATCACCTCTAAGGTTTGAGTTAACACTTTCTGGATCTGATGTGTAATCTTGAATTGCTTTTGCTTGTTCTGAGCTAACGCCCGAAATAGAACCTGTTCCTTGAATATTACTTGGCACAGTACCGGTAGAACCAGTATTTTCTTTATCACTAAAATCAAATCGACCACGCTCATCGCGCGGTTGGTCTCCGCCAGATTCCTTAGTAACTAAACCTTTTGGGGTATCAGTTATCTCACTGTTCACAATGTCAGCAGCCCACTCGTAAATGTTCTCAGGCATTGGTGTAGCGCCCTTAACAATGAAGTAAGCCTGTTCGTTGAGGTTGTCAGCAATTTCTGCGTTAAATACGGTGAAGTCAAACGCTCTCCAGTTGCCGCGCTTGTGTCGTGACTTGACGAAGCGACCAAAGTCTTTTAGCTCTTCGGTCATTGCTGACTTCTGATCCGCAGGTGCGCCAACAGCAGGGATGTCCTTGCCTACGCCAGCCTCCGGCGCTTGGCTTTCACCGACACTGCCTTGTGATGAATCTTGATTGACTTGGCCTTGTGTGCTTTGGCTTTCGTTGCCTTGCGCTTGGTCATTCTGTCCTACCGTTTCGCCTGATGTGTCAACTGTCAACATTCCCTTGAGGAACTGGATTGCGTTACCAGCGACAATGAATGGTTCATCGGCCTCTGGCATGTTATATAAATTTTGTCCAAGTTCGCCCTGCACATCGTTAAGTGTCTTCTGACCTGAGAAAAGTGCGGTCTGAAGCGCCTTAGAGCGATCCATTTCTTCACGTGCGCCCTTTCGGTCATTAAGAACAAAGGTCACGTTCTTGTCTGCACCGAGGTAACGACGTGAAAGAGAGTTTATTACTGAGACTACGTAGTCTTCCATTGGCTTAGTAGAAACTGACTCTACGTTCTCTGCTTCGCCTTCTTGTGCGCCCTTACCGCCACCAAGACCTGCGCGAGCAACAACTCCGAGTGCTGCTGGGGATACGCCGAAGATAGATGCAACGCGCTTAATGATGTATTCGTCGTAGTCTGACTTAAAGCGGTCAGCCATCTCTGGCATAGCAACAGGATCGAAACCGTCTGGCAGAACTTTGATGCGGTGACGCTCTGCTGTGTTGCCTGTTAGGCGACCATTGAGAATGCGCTCAAACTCTGCGAGCTTGTGAATGTCCAATTCCTGAGAGTTGGTCTTCATAAACGTCATTGGCATTGAGCCGTTTTGGTATTCAGAGTTCATCCATACTTGACGGTTCAAGTAAAGCGATGCGGCTGGAATTGCCTCTTCGGTTGGTGAGTACCCGTATGGCGACCATGTACGGCGGTTCTTAATGAACACACTCATTTGGTCTGTAAGGAACTCTTTGTCTCGACCTGTGCCAGAGTAGAACTCTCCGTCTGCGTCAGGTGAAGCAATGAACTCACCACGAGGGAAGCCCCACAATACTTGCTGGTAAGCAGGCTGTGGTGGGTGAGGAATGTCGCCTCGGTTGTCAAGGAGAATCTTAATTGTCGGAGCGTCAATTACATCGAAACCCAGCACGTTGCCCTTAAAGTTGTAGCGAGGGTAAATGCACCACTGGTCGTAAGTAAAGACTTGCCATAGGGATTCTGTAAGCCATTCAGAGAACGTGCGGTCAGAAGCAACGTATGGGTTTTCCCAGAAGTCACGAAGGCGGTTTATTTCAGCGCCGTAACGCTCACGACCAATAAGAGCTGCCTTTGCGTGTGAGCAACTCTCTTCCTGCATGATTGTGGCAATGGCTTGATCCGAAAGAGTCCAAGCGCCTTCTTGCTTAATGATGTCACCCACGCGGATTTCAATGGCGCGGTGAATGATGTCGCATTGCTCAACAAGTGAGTGAAGCACCTGGAACGGAACCTCAGTCTGTGTAATGTTGAGGTTGATTGCGGTCTGGTACTCGTACTTACGAGGTAAAGCGCGGCCTGAGTCGTCGAGGACAACGTCAATAGGTGCAGGTAGTAGTGGTGCTGCTGGGCCGAGCATTGCACCGAACGCGTCACCAGGGCGAGGCATTGGTACAGCTTGTCCGATTGTTGTAACGATGCCTTGACCGGCAGTTGACATTTCGTTAGCAGCGTAGGCAGAGTTGTATCCACCAGCGTTTCCTAGAGGGGAATTAGCCATCCCTGCTTTTTGCATTTCAGCAACAATTTCCGCAGCAAGCGTAGTCTTGTTCTTTCGCTGGAATAGAGCCATTTATTGTCCTCGGTGTGATGGGTTTATGCCGGAAGTGTATAACTGCGCTGTTGCTTCTCGTAATGCAAGCCCACAGCCTTTACAGTTAAAAGCATCTGCGTCATTTGGGATTCCGCAAGCCGTACAAGACGGTGCGAGTTGTGCAAAGAACCTGTCGGCTGATGCGCCGGTTGCAAGTCCTAGTTCAGCCAACCCATGCACTAAGGCATCAAGTCGGTCTGGTGAGTAACCGGAGTCAGGAACCCAGCCGGTCATTTGGTCTTCAAGTAAATCAAAAACGCCTATGTGAGATACGCGGCCTTGCTCATAGAGCGCAGCTATCGGTTCAGCACGAAGGCGTTTGCCGACCTTAGCCACAATGCCCTTAAATGGGATTGTCGGCTCCACGGATCGGATTGTAAGCTCAACCATGTCTCCGCCCTGGTTTTTTTCAGCAACCACGCGGTCTGCGTTGAACTCATGATAAGCGGCTATTGCTCTGTGAGCCCACCCAGAAGGAGTATCACGACAACTGCGATCAGCAAGAACATAAGCCCTACCATCTATGCCTTTAGCAACAACAACTATTCCTGTTTCGTCAGCGTTCTCACCTGAGGTTGTCGCAGGGTCAATAGCGACCACAACGCGCACAAAGTCAGGTGCTTGTTTAATACGAGCTGACTCAATCATTTCGAGACTCCATAAAGCCCCTGGCACATCAAATAATACTTCGCCAAAAAGTTCCTGTCTTCCGATACGAGTTCCCTCATAACGGTTTCGCAATTCAGCGAGCGCAGCCTCAGACAGGTTAGCTGCATTATCAAAAGTACTACCTCTTGTGATGACTATTGAACCGTCTGTGCGGCCTATGAACTCTTTAATAAGTTTCGTCGGGCGAGGTGTAGTTGTGATAACGACTTGTGGATTTCCAATTCGGAGTGCAGGTGCTAGACCAGCAGTCCATGTATCTTCGTATTGCCATGCCGCAAACTCGTCAAGCCAAGCGCCAGAGAGGTTTAGTCCTCTAGCGCGGTCTGGGATTTCGGCACTAATCATGTGAATCTTTGATCCGTTGGAGAGCGTAATCATTCCATTGGAGCGGTTGTAAAAAGAAAGTTGACCTGGTAATAGAGATTTGATAATCCCCGATGGGCCTTCAACACAGGTACGTCGAACGTCTGTAAAGGTCGGAGCTACTACCGCCCATTCTGTGTTGGGTTGCTGTAATGCTTGCTCTACAAGCCATCCTGCGCCGGTAAAAGTCTTTCCCCATCCACGACCAGAGATAACAAGCCAGATTCGCCAATCGCCTTCGGGAGGTAACTGATGAGGTCTTGCGCTTTGCCTGTAACGTGATTCGCCTAGTTGTGACTTAGCCTTTTCAGCATCAGCCTCAAGTTTGCGCAGCTCCAATGCTTCGAGTCGTTTCAGTTCCAACAACTTCTGCGTCAATAATGTTTCCATCTTCCCCTAGCGTTTCCTCAAGGCGACGTATCTCGCTCTGAATGTAGTCAAGGGTAATGACCTCGTGTTTGATTGGTGCGTCAAGACCCCTTAGTTTTGCGGCGCGTTCTTGTATTGCTAATACTCGGTCAATGGCAAATAGTGATCCCTTGTCGCCTGACAATGCCTTGTCCATAGCGATTTCCATTAGCATATCAAGACGTTGGCCTTCAAGTCTGCGGTACTCATCTACGGCTTCTGCTGGTATTGCAGCGAGCGCACGTTGGCAACGGTTGTAAGCGGTTACTTTAGAAGTGCCAATAGAGTCAGCAATTCGTTGGTATGACCAGCCAAGTGAACGTAGTTTTAGCGCCTCAGTGTCAAGATGAGCTTGTTCTTCTGTGCGTACAAACTGTGTCATTGTTAAGACGACCTAGCGTTAAGTGGTTGTGTTCATCTTGTGGACAAGAAACGCCAATAGTAACATACAATACTACCACAAATGGTTACACCTATGTAATTACTAGCGTGTAGTTATGGTTACAAAGGTCGCATAATTACAATGGCAGAAGCAAACGGTGCAGCTTGTTTCCCCCCACCGTATTTGAGACGACCTCGTATAAACCTAATCTCATGCGGAACACAGTAATCCCACCACCACGCTGTATCTGTTCGAGCTGGAACTACGCAAACGATAACCCCCCCCCCACAAGATTCAAGGTGTGCCTTCCTCATCCATAGTTTCATGTCTTTGCCGTATGGTGGGTTTAAGAAAATAGCATTACCGTCAGCATCTTTAGTCCAATCCATTACCAAAGCATCACGTCTCAAACTGTCAAAATGGTCTGGCCCAAACCATTTATCGCATAAAGCCGATTCTTGAAGTGCGGCAGCATCTAGCCCAAAGTCAAACTCTTTATGAAGTTTGGCATAAAGGTCTTTAGGTGTTGTCCACTTATCGTTGTTAGACGTAAGCGCTGCGGCTCCTGCAACAAAGAAATTGCTTACAGGCTCAATACCAGGAATGGCGACCTTACGTTAGTGGTGTGCATGGCAGAGGCTTCGAGTGCTTGGTACAGACTGCCCTCGTCTTCGTGGTCGGTGAACAATGATCCGAGTGCCGGAGCTGCCCCTGAACCTACTGCCCCATAGCAATAGCCATCTGAGTCTTTCCTAGCTTCAATCATGCCTCGGTCAGAGTTAATCTCGTACAGGTGTCCACGCTCTATAGCCAGTAGTTCCCATTCATCCTTAACGTCGTCTGGTAGTTTGACGCTTTCAAGTAATTGCTCAAGTGTTGGGTTGTGGGCTTTTCCTGCAACTGCAAAAAACAACTGCCCTGCCTTCCACGACCCTGAAAATCCAATAAGCAGGTTTCCAAACCGAGCCACTTTGGGCGTAGCTGATAGCGAGGCTAGGCCATCATCGGTAGAACTGAGGCTGTCTGCCCCTATCCAGCATCCATCTGGCGTTACAAGTCCGGCTACTACGGTCATTTCTTATTCCTAGAAACCAAGACCATGCCAGCAGTCATTATTAACGTGTCTATGACCATGACCCAGGAGTTCATTTCCAGTTCCTTATTGCTTTGTAATACATAATGAGATACAAGGCGCTGTAGGCAATAAAGCCGTATTGGTGTGTGTGTATGGCATACACAACCCATAAAAGTTCGTTGGCAGCAAGGATAAACCAGCCCCTAAGACGTTTCTCTCCTACAAAGAACAAGCCAGTTGATCCAACCAAAGCCAGCGCCCAAGACCACATCAGTCCACTTCCCCACAGTTCAAGCAGCGTTGTGAGTAGTCAGGTCGGTAGCCATGACAAGTTCGACAGTAGTTGCGCTCGTTTGCACCCTGAAAAATGTTGTCCACCTTGCGTCGAATCTCTAGGTTCTCGTTAAACCCGTCTAGGAACTCAGTAAACTCTTCCTCGCTCATGGGTTCTCTGGTATGCGTATGCCGCAATCAGGGCAGAAGAATGAGATGTATTTCTTAAACTCGGTATCGCCAGTCTCAGCGTTTAACAGTTTTAAGTAACCATGCTGGCAGTCGTCAGTCATTAGTTCCATACCATAAATCGTAAGAATCACTGAGGTAATAATCCATTCTTTCTTGTAAAAAATCTGAGATCTCGCAATAAGCGTCGTACGAACCGGTGTTAAACCAGTCCTCGTCGGTGTCTAATTTCATGTTGGTATCAAGGGTTATGTTGTGTTCTTTAACCAATTTGTTAAGTTTTTTATTAAGTTGATTGACTATGTACATTAGCTCTATGCCAATAGCTTCTTTTTTGTCCTCGGTTTTCAACGCCGATTTTTTGTTTGGTTGAGTTAACGGATCAGACATTCTATATCCCATTGGTATTTCCATCATTCTCCCTTTATTCGTAGTGTTCGGTGACCTGGACTGAGTTTAGCAAACTGAGCGTACACATCTGGTAGTTGCTCCTTAAGGGCTTTGCTGTCCAATGATTCCCTGTCTTTGGTGGACTTGTAGGTGTAGAGCGTGTCACCGTCAAGCGTCACTGCCTCTGCGTCACCCACAATTCTGAGTAGCTGTGCGCGGATGGAGTCAACGTCGGCTTGGGCTTCGTCTAGGCAAGCCTTAGCCTCTCTGTATTCGTAGATTAGATCCTTGATGAAGTCGTCACCCTCAATGGTCACGCCACCCTCAGAGGATGGGTAAACCGCCTTCAGAGTGTCAAAGTCAGCTTGGTGTCCAATCAGGTCAGGCTCAATGTTGTTGACTACCTTGTGCCAAAAGAACGCCTCGGCTTCTTGTAGGTCTGAAAGCTGTTCGTGGGTGTATTCCACTTCCCTAATGACGAGACCTTCTCCGCCCACTAGACAGGCGAAAACGACGTTGTGGATGTTGGTGGTGAGCGCGTAGTGCATACCCTGATACAGGTAAGACTCGGGAACTTGATTGTTAGCCCAGCCTCTAGCGTTGCCCTTTCCTGAGATGCCAGTAGTCTTGATTTCTAAGATGGCTTCAATACGTGCTGGCTCTTCGCTCACGTCAGTAACTTTGCCTGCTTCGTAAAAGTCTGAACCTGAAATAAAGAAATCCACATTTGCGAGCAAGAAGGGTCTGTCTCCTTGAAGCATTACTGGCCAGCAGATAACGGCTGAGTTTGTTTCCTCGGCGTATGCCTCTGCAACGGTGCGCTCTAAACGGTTGCCCCACTTAGCTGCGTCACCGGCTTCGTCGTTCTCGGTCAGTCCACGCTTGTTAGCCCATAGTGAGTACGGACTCTGATACGAGTTCTTACCCAGGATGATGCTTGCGTCTGAACCGCCGATACCTGTCTTGCGCAATTCCAACCATTCGTCACGAGTGATTTCATTGGTGTTGGCTATTACTTTTGCTTTTAACATTTAGTGCCTCCTCAAGCTCTAATTGAACACTACACCTGTAACATTGGGATTGTCAACCCCCTGCGGATCTAAACCCTGCGGATAATGAGCGCCAAGCGTCAAGCCTGGACTGTGCAGCTCGTAGCGCTTCTCGCGTGGTTATTAGCCTGTTCTGTGCAATTAAGTAAGCCAAGTGTGCTTCCTCGCATTGAACCGTAGCATCTGCCTCTACCTCGTCAACGGTCAACTTGGTCTTGGATAAAGCTCGGATTGTTAATCGAGTCTGGGCGTATAGGGCTTTGTAGGTCGCCTCGCAGATTGCCGACTGCTCCCCTGCCGCGTTCATCTGATCCACCAGGTCTTCGATTATCTCAATCTCGTCTAGGATTCCCTTTTGAGTCATTGGGGGTATAAGTTCCCTAGCGCTGCTGTTGTACCACTTGGCCATTTTTTCCCCTTACCATCCGTGACCACAACCATTTTGGTCAGGTACATAACCGGCATATCCGTTGTCTGCTTGAATCTTCATTGCTATAAATACTTGCTCGGCTGGTGTAGCTGCGTACTCCGCACCGAACTTCCAACCACCATACGCCATCCAGTTCACTTCAAGGATTCCAAGTCCACCTGAGTAGATAGGCCCTCTAGTGTGCCAGTTGCCACCTGTCTCGCAGATGTTTACCTTTGCCCACTTGGCCATGATGGCTGGCGGTATGACTGGCTCTGGTGGTACATCTCTGGTTTTAACAATCTGTACGGTTGTCGGTACTGGAACCTGTACGTCTGCGTTTGCTGGGATTGAAATAACTAATGTAAACATCACTGCTAGGACAACAAGGTATCTTCTCAAAGGTTTCCAATGTTCGTTGTTACCGCCCATACGGCTGCACTTCTACCGCTTGCGGTTGGTCGTTTCCCAATTTCTACAATGCGACCAGCTCTAACAAGTTCTACTCGGCGTGGTCTGCAAGTGTTGGGTGCAAGATTCAATAAATTAGACAGTTCTTCGTCAGTCATTGGCATTGCTTTTATTGCGTTGAATACAAGTTCACGCAGGTTCTTGGTTTTGCCACTCATAGAAATAGCAGCGTCGAGGCTGGTTTCCGAGTGCGCCTGATACGGCGGTACATCCCAAAGTGTTAATTCTGTCATTCGAGCCTCCTCATTTGCTCTTAATACAGTTTACAGGGTTTCGGTGTCCAAGTCACATTCGCCTTGATTGGTGCGCTCATGTACCCAATGGTACTGGTGGCACTCACAATTAGGCTCTCCGCAGCGGTCTATGTTCTCGACCATCTGCTCTTTACACTTCATGCACATAGTTCCGAGGTCAGTAATGATTCTTGGCATTAGGAAAGCACCCCATCTGTGACTATGTATTGAAAACCTTGAAGGAACCTTACTGCTGATCCATAAAGGAACTCAGCTTGTGCCTCTGACTTAGGTGTGTAAAGCGTTTCGGTGTGACCGACTTCGTGGAACAAGGATTGCAAAACTTCTACGGTAATCAAGAATGACTCACCGTTCTTGTAAAGAATTACCTTACGCTCTTCGGCTCCGCGCTGTAATGTAGTTGATTGCATTAGATCCACTCCCCACCAGCTGCAACGTGCTGACAACCAGCGCACCACATTGTGCTTTCGTTCTTCCAAGAAAGAAGACGCTTCTTGTTTGTGTCTTGAAGTATGCCACCATGAATTGTGCAAACCAATGACCAACGGCCACCATCAAGAATCTCATCTCCAAATACTTCTAGGAACTCAACTGTTTGTGTTTTTGTTGCCATCTTGTCCTCCTCAGAACATTGGGTAATTCCCAATAACTAAATACTAGCGTGTCCAGATGGTGGACACAAGCCAATTTGAGGATTATTTATAAAAACTTATCCACAGGCTAAACCCCTTAGTTTTCAAGGGTTTTGGCTAGTTCCTCACGTCGTTGCAGCTCAAACTGGTATCTCGATGGCATACCCTCACGTCGCCAAGCCTGATAGCAAGCCTGGCAATAACCGGATCTAATCCTGTCGCTGACTGTTCCAGCCACTTCCCTTTGACAGGCTTCGCAGTAAACAACAACCAATTCTTTGATACGAGATTTCGTATCAGTAATAAAGGCCACGCGCTCGTCAATGCGTTGTGCAAGTTCAGCAATGTTAGAAAGCATGACTGCTAGTTCTTTGACTGAGTCGTAGATAGGGTCAGCCACTTTCTTGCCAGACATTGTACGAACTACGGCATTGAGGGTTGGATTGGAGATGCCACCTTTGGACTTAGCGCCTTCGTCAGGAGACTGGTCAACGGTTGCTCTAATAGAAGCTCGACGGACTAGGTCGTTGATAAGCGTTTCGTTTAATGCGTTTAGCGTTATCAAGGCTTGGTTCTTGTCTCGGATCATTCGCTCAGCGTTCTTGCTCATGGCTTCCCTTTCAATAGTTCAATGATTCTGTCAAAATCTGATGGTCGCCAAAGGTACACTTCTGCAACTCCTAGTGTGCTTAATTCATCCAGTACGATTTTCTGACTTTCCGACAATCTGCCTTTCTCACGTTTGAGTTCAGCAAAGATAAGACGCTTCTGTTTAACGTGCCACATTGTTAAATCGGGATAGCCGTTTAGTGAAACTCGTCGAGAGTCTGGTACAGAATAGATTTTCCAGTTGTAGAGCCTGGCAGTGTGACAGACGCGTTCTTGAAAGTCCTTCTCAAGTTCGGTATCGCGCCAAGTGCTTTTGCCAAATAAAGGATCAGTCGTCATCAATCTCCTCGTAGAGGTCTCCCACCATTCCAAAGACAAAAGAGTGACGCGCACGTTCAGCTGCGGCAAGGTCGGCTTCCATGTTGATTGACCATGAGACTACAAACCCATTCTCCTTTGCCCACGCTGGCTCGTTAGTAATGAAGTGATGACAAGTTCTGCACAGGGCAAGCACGTTATCTTCTGAAATGATTGACCCTCCTCGACCACGAGTAAGTATCTCATGTACGTCAGTCGGCATATAGGTACATCCCTGGATACGAGCTTCGCACATCATTCGGTCATTAAGAATCTTCTTGACAAAAGAGCGTCGAAGAATGTTGAGCGCTTGTCGTTTCTTGGATACTGGGTTAATCCTCGTCATCTACACCAAACTCTCTTTCGTACCAAATAGGCTCAGGCCATTTACCCTTTGCCTCAAAAGTACTTACCGCCCAAATAGAGCAGGTTGGACACAAATGAGGATGAGCGCCCCAAAAGCACTCAGTCCTTTCCAAGACCCAATGCTTACAGGAATCACACTCACCAGGCAGCCAATGGATCAGTTTGTTAAACCACTTTTGAATCCACTGCGCTAAAGGTTCATCAGGAACTGGATACACCCTCAGCTCTTGCGTACCAACATTTAGATTTACAGAAGTTCCTGTTCTCCAAAGAAAAACCAACAAGGCGAGATAGTCGTCTGTCGGTGTGTTGTCTCCGTTATCCTCGGTCAAGAGTTTCATGCTTTTATCTTAACTAATGCTGGAACTTACTGCTAGTCCTCTTTCTAAGCCGAGACGCACGACTTCTGGTGTCTTTGGTTTCGTGTCTCTTGTCGGGCGTAATAACTGTGATGTCCTTACTCCTTTTTCGGTTACGGCTTTTGGTGTTAGGTTCTATCACAGATACTGTGACAAAAGCAAACTAGAAGATTCCTCCAGTAGTCCACTCAGATTTGTCAGCCACGAATACTCGCTTCGAGCTGCTTTTCTTTCGTCGCTCTGTCGGTACTCGATGCTTTATCTCGTTGTAAAGTTGATGAGCCAACAGGCAATGACGACACATATTCTTCTGGTCGTCAGGGTTGGATTTGTTGTACCTAAGCAGGGCAACGTACCCAGCGTTGGTTCCGCAGTTGGAATGATTGGCTCGTGGCTCCCCATTGGGTACTCGAATACGAAGCCTACGTTGCTTTCTTAACTTCTGGCGATCCGTCTGATTCATGCCTCCCCAGATACCGTCTTGCTCATGAAGCAGGGAATACTCAAGGCACTCTGTTTGGACAGGACAACCGTTGCAAATACGCATGGCAAGTTCCTGGTCATCAAACTCTCGGCTCTCAGGGAACCAATGCTCAACTGGGTGGCCTAGACAGGCAGCGTCTTTACGCCACTCCACTACTTGCTGATAAGAGCTAGAAGGGTTGCTACAACTACTGCGGTTCCAAGTCCGTAAACGGTAGCCCAAAAGAAGATTCCTCCCGTTGCGGTTACATCTACATACAGAAAGACAATGGCTGCTGTTCCCCAAACTAACTTTCTTCCGGTGCGGTAATTTAACTTAAACATCTGTGCCTCCTCTGGCGCAGGGATTTTCCCTTACCACGACACTAGACCAACATCAAGTCTAAAGTCAAGAACCCCTGCCGGTGTCGGGTCGGCAGGGGTTCTAGTCACTTCGGGGGAATGAAGCGATTATGTAGGGAGTATCAACTTCTTGTTTGCCCTACGTTGCTCTCTGTTGGGCTTTGTCGCCTTTATCTGCTCTAGGGCAGAGGCTAGGTCGTTAATCGTCAAATGAGCGTGAATAAGGGCATACTGAAGGAGCTGAGTTGAGGTTAGATCCTTAACCAGTATCTCCTTCTTTACACCACAAATCTGTTCTGCATTGGTTTCGGTTAGCAGTATGTCACCGTAGTTCTCAACAATAGAGTCCACAATAGCCATACAGGCAACAGATAACTTTACTGGTGGCATTACTTCATCTCCTTAACGGCTTCATTTAGAACAGACCTGACAGCAGTCAGACTATTTGCTATTTCCTTTAGCCTCTCAAAACTATCACCAAGAATCATAACTTTAGCCGCGCCTTGACTTATGCCAAGAGCCGCCCCCAACATCTCGGCTGCGTCATTGCAAGCCTTCATGTAGAGAGTATTTAATTCCATAATGCATTCCATCCCCTCATTGGTTGAAATGAACGCAGCTTCGTATGCGTCTAGCCCCTGCATTAGAACGCGTAGTCCTCTTGAGTGACAATGACTGGCTGTGGCTGCTTCTTGGAGATGTGGGTCTCTAGTCGAGCTGTATTGAATCGTAGGTCTGGGCCAACGCCTTCAATGACAATCTCTAGTTTGCTGTTCTTCTTGCCATCTTCGCCATCCCAAGTGCGCTGGATCAACTCACCGGTCACAATGACTCGGTTGCCCTGATGCAGGGTGTTGGCAATGTTGCTAGCCAAGTCTCCTGTTGCCACGCAGTTAAAGAAACTAACTGTGTCTGGCTTGTCGTTGAAACCGCGCTTGTTGACACCTACGGAGAAACTAATAGCGTCTCCCCAAGATAGGTGACGCAGTTCTGGCTCTTGTCCAATGTTCCCAATAATCGTAATGCTGTTGTTGTTGCTCATGCTTTTGCCTCCTCTAAGGCTAGTTGGATACTGCATAGTGCTACTTCTTCTTCTGTCAATTCGTTAATGCCTTTGATGTCGTGAAAGATAACCGACTCAATGAATGTCTTGCGCTCACTGGCTTCTTTGAACTTCTTGCCAAGTAGTGCCTTTAACTTCTCTTGTCCAGGAGTGAGTTCAGGTGCTTTGCGTACAACCTTGCTCATTTCCTCACGACTTGGGCGCTTGCCCTTTGGAGCGTAGCCAGCGTTAGCAAGCGCACGACCAAGAGCTGATGTTTCACAGTTCTCTAATGCGGAAGTCTGATTGACTCCGCGAGTAGAAACCGTTTCTTCTGCATACCCAGTCGCCCAGGGTGTTGCATCCGCAGCTACCTTAAACAGGTAAGCCTTGATTATGTATTGAGTTTCGGTGTGACTGATTAGATCAGTGAACACTCGACCCTCTGGGTTTTCCTCCCAAAAGCGAGCCAGTCGTTCTTCTACTGGTTCGTAGTCTGCAAGGTTAAATGCCATTGTGCCTCCTCGGCTCTAGTTGGTAATACTTTATTTCTTAGGTGTGACATCAGCGACCCAGTTAAAGACCGCCGACTTCGAGACGTGAACTCCAGTCTCGTCTTTTAATGCCTCCGCTATCTTGCGACAGGAGAGTCCTTGTTTCAGACAGTTCTTTAGGTACTTGGTTAAATCTATACCTAGTCTGTCTTGAAGTAGCTGTTGTAGGTCAGTCATCTTTCCCTGTCCATAATTTGAGTAGGTTATCTACTGCTGAACAATACTTGCTGAACGTAACCCATAGTGGCTCATCGTCGGGATCGTAAGGCATAAGGCATACCTGCACTTGGCTCTCGTTAAGAGATTCGTTGACAAATACATTGCTACGTAAGTCAAAGCCAGTTGCTCGATAAGTATTGCTAAAGTCGCCCTCAGATTCGCGTACAAAATCTAGTTCGGTGAGTGTGTCAATTAGTTTCACTTTTCTTCCTCCTTCCTGCTTTCTTTGGAGTTATACGGTCTGCTGTAAAGTGACGAAATGACGAGTGGTGCATTGGGCCACCGATAACGGTTATCCATTTGACTACTCCGAACTCATCAAGTGCAGCCGAACGGAACTTGTAGTAGCCGCGTTCTCCCTTAACTTTGAGGTCATCGCCAGGCGCAAGGCCATTCCATTCTGTAACTGTGGTCTGCACATTTCCTCCGGTTGTGGATAAACATCTTTTACTATCGTCAGCTCGTACTGATCCATGCACTCAAAGCACATAAACTCAAACGAGTTCTGCCATTTGCCTACGCCTATTAACTCGCAAGCAAAACACTGATTTACTGTCTGCAACATAAGCCCTCCTCGGCTTTGTCCTTTTGGTGGACTTAGTAAGCGTACACCATCTGGACACTAATGTCAACAATAAAGAGAAATCCCCCCACCGGAGTCGAGGCCAGTGGGGGGATTTAGAAGAGCGAGGAGGCTCAAATCGCTTGTTCAGCGTTCTGTAATTGTACAGTACTTAAGGCGTAGTTGCCAACGCATCGAAGAGCTGCGCCGGAGTGACGGTGTAGATGTCGGGAAAGTTGTGAAGCCAACCACCGTAGCGAAGTGCCTCGCCGGTTACGGCTGAGCAAATCCATGAGTTTTTACGACGCATAGCAGGGAACCAGTTAGGTGTGATTATGTCTGTAACGATACTGAGGATACTTAGGATGCCGTATTTAGATCCAAGTTGCGCTTTAGTAAACGCCAGAATTTTGTTGCGGTTGACCCTTGCTGGTGGTTCAATAATGACGTATTCGCCAACTGAGTCCAGCCGAGCTTCATTCACGCCATGCAGGTCAGCCTGAATAACGTAAGCCGTACCGTCTTGGGTAACGCGTGAGATGACGCAAGCGTGATTCCAATGGCTTCCCTTACGCCATCTTAGAAACTCGCCAAAGCGAATAGCACGACCCATGATGCCGTTGCTGTGAGCAAATACTATGTCTCCCGGTACTGGTGTCCGAGTGTCCGATTTAACGAACGCGGACATTACGCCTTAGGAGGTGTGACTGTTCCCGTTGCCTGAACTGTAACTTCTGGTGCTGGTGCAGCCTTGACTGGGAGGCAACCAAGAAGCCATGAAGCCTTTGGAAACTTCTCTTCAAGGAAACGAACGGCTGTGTAGTACACCGTTGTTGCGATTGGCGTTAAGTACGCCAAGTCTGCTGCTGGCATCTTGCCCCACATCTTTACGACGTAAGCGACAACTGCTCCAATTATTGCTGGAACTGCGGTACGAAGGATGTTTCTGTCCATGTTGTTCATGCTGCTCTCGTTTCTTTACATTTATGGGTATCTGCCTCAAGTACGAGCTTGGGCAGTTTGTTAAAAGGGATTTTGTGCAACGCGCCTCGGTGCAGTGTTACTTGGTGATGACATACGTCGCAGGTATAAGTGATAGTTGCCATAGGGGTATAAAGTTTATCACAAAGAGAAAACCCCGACCCTATCTCTCGACAGTATCGGGGTTTTGCAATGCAAGTTTCGAGTAAGAATGTATGCGACACTTATAGTATCAGCAGGTCACTCCATCCACGAACCCCTACTTGCGAACCTACACATAATGTCACCATACCAGCCTGTGACGACTGGCCTGATGAACCTGTAAACCATTTGCTTCCACCGTCAAGCGCAGGTGATTGGATCACTGTGCGCCCTGTGGCTTCACTCATAACAAAGTGATGAAAGTGACCAAAGCAAAGAATCTCTGCGTCACTAACACCTGTTCTGCCTAGAGCCTGACCCTTCCACCATCCCTCAGCTTTAGCCTGAGAGTTAGTGCCTGACCTGAACTGGTGTCCATGCGCAAACGCAACTGGCACTCCCATAAGGTCAAGGGTCATTGTTAAATCGTCAGCGCATAGTTCAAGTGGCACAGAAACATTGCCGTATCGTTCAGGGTTAGCAGCCATGATTTCGGCTACCGTCTCAAATACTGATACGTCTGAGTTGTCTGTAAAGTCGGTGTATGCCTTGCCGTTCTTGCGGTTTTCACCATGATTTCCAGGCACTCCAGTAGCCACGACAGGTACGCCGAGGTCAACAAAAGCGTCAATGAAACTAAGGATGAGTCGTCTTGCTAAGCGTTCTTGCTCTCGACGGTTAAGGTCGGTCTGCCATTCCTGCATAGCGTAGAACTCAGAGCACCTTCTGACAGGTCACCTAGTCCAATAAGGTACACAACGCTAGGTGTTTGACCAAGTTTGCTCAGGTCTTTATACCTTTGCACAGCTTTGTCACAGGCGCTAATGATCCGTTGCGTTGTCGCTTCGGTTCCGCCGTTCTCACCCTTACCAAGTTGCCAGTCTGAAAGTAATACGAGGAACGCTCGCTTGGCTTCATTCTTGACTGGCTTAACTGGTTTGCGCTTCTCGACTAACTTGCATAGAGCGTCAATGTCTGCTCTATCCACAGTTAATTCGCGTGGCTTAATAGTGGCTCGGTAGTATTTATGCCTACGAGTTCCACCATCACCGTCACCAACATCCCATGCGCGGATCTGCAAAGAGCCATCCACAACCATAGTTCTGCGTGGGTCTAATCCCCAGTCCTCAATAAGCGTTGCCCATACTTCGTCATCAGGTTCGTTGTCGAGTTGTGCGGTAATTGTTCCCTTGCTGCCATCCCATTGAAGAGATGGTTCCCAACCGGTAGGATGCTCCTTCTTGTGGCGACGCTCGAACTCATCAAGCATCTTTGCCACAGTCGCACTCCTTCTTTCGGTGTCGTCTAATGGTCGGGCATGAAACTTTTACGTTTCGTTTCTGCAACCAATTAGAAATAGAAGTAACAGAGATTTCTAGTTCAGCCATTGCCGCTTCTAGTTTCTCGGTGTCTTCTTTAATTAAATCTTTTGTTGCTCTTGAAAACAAACATGGTCTGCGTTTGGTTTCGTAGAACTCTGACAAATCCATAAAAGCCTCCTCGTTGGTTAATCCTCCACCAACAGGAATCTTATTACAAATCTGACGCAGATACAATGACTGTTCCCTGAGCTGCAACTTGGGTAGCGGTGGTGTCAGCGCCCGAAGATGGGTAGCCATACCAAGACCAAGACCAGGTTCCAGGCTGACCAACGGTTGAGATGTTGGCGTAGAAGTATCCAGTACCACTATCGCCCTGCTTGATTGTGTTAGTCGGATCACCAGTCGGGTTAGTCCAAGTGTATGAAACCTCATTCTGCCCCTGTACGGAATAGCTAAATCTAACCTTGTCTGGGTTTACAACCGTTCCAGCGATTGACGTGAAAGGTTGTGAGGTATAGAACTGAATTGTTGTGTTTTCAATAATGTTGTATGACATTTAATAAGGGCTTTCTACGAGTATTTTTACGTTGCCATGAAGACCGGCTGTTGTGAAGTCACCTTCAACACTTCCAGTTTTCCACTTTCCGCGAAGGCTTGCTGTGAGGAAATCACCAGTCACTTCACCAGGGGCGGTCTTAGGATAAGCGACACCCACAGAGCTTGCCGAGAAGGTAGCGTACAATGCTCCCTGAGACGGCAGGAAGGCGTTTCCGACGGCTCTAGCGGTGAACGTGGCAGATAGGCTACCTGTTCCTACATTGATGACTGCGCCGGTGGCGGAAGCCGAGAATGAAGCGGTTTGCGCACCATTTCCGGTAAGTATATTTACGCCAGTCGCGCTGGCGGAGAATGAACCACTGAGTTTTCCGGTTGCGTAAAGAGCTGCGCTTCCAGTTGCACTACCTGAGAAGGTTCCCGATACCGAGCCTGTGCCAGGAATGAATGTTCTTGCAGTTCCCGAAGCCGAGAAGTTTGATGTGAGCAAACCGAAGGCTGGCTCGAAAGCGGTTCCAGTTGCCGAACCATTGAAGGTTGCAACAAGTTGTCCAGTACCAGGATCAAAAGCCGACCCTGTACCTGAGGCGGAGAAACTACCTGAGAGTGAACCGTTGCCATAAAGAGCAGCAGACCCAGTACCGCTTGCGCTAAATGTACCGCTAAGACTTCCGGTTGATGGAAGAAATGCTGTGCCAGTAGCAGAAGCAGAGAATGAAGCTGAGAGCGAACCGGTGGCGTAGAGCGCAGCAGCACCAGTGGCGCTTGCTGAGAACGAACTTGTTAGCGATCCGCTTGCAGGAAGATACGCAGAACCAGTTGCACTAGCCGAGAAACTTGCGCTAACGCTTCCTGTGCCATTTGTTACTGTGCTTCCAGCGTAACCCTGGGCAAGGTAAGCCTGTCCAATGTAGTTTCCACCGAGCATGGCGTTTTCCTTTAGTTAGGAGTTGCGAAAGTCTG